CACCGCCGCCCGAGCCCCCCCCATCACCCAGAACATGGGAAAATAAAGATCCCGTTTTTGGCAACGCACACGCCATCTTTGAAACGTTTGTTGTTTATCTTGGAATATAAAACAAGAGGTGTAACCTCTTTTTTGTAGGATCCCAAACACAAAAAGGAATCATATAAAGCAGGGAAGAGTATCCACAGTGACCAGAGAGTGCATGCCCGCCGGGAAGTCAAAGATACCAGGGCCAGCAGTCAACGTCGCCGTGTTGGTGTAGACGTACAAGGAAAAGAGAGTAATTGCCCGAGGAAGAGAAGTATCGTTGAACAGCAAGGCGTTGGTAGCTGGGAAGGGCAAGGCGTTGGTAGCGGGTATACGACCACTACACGTTTTTTACCCTCTCCTAATTAATATTCTTCTCGGATGAATTCCCCGTATGGCACCACGATACAGCAGGTTGATCACCGTCGCGGTGAAGTTTGTCGTATTGGTAGTTCCATTTGACCTGATTACAGCAGGTTGATCACCGTCGCGGTGAAGTTTGTCGCGTTAGTGCCAGCATTTCCTAGTTCCATTTGACCTTATTACAGCAGGTTCATCTCCGTCACGGTGATAGTTTCTATGTCGGTACCACTTTTTAGATCCGTTCGATCCATTACAGCAGGTTTATCGCCGTCGCGATGAAGTTCGTCGTGCTGTACCACCAGCAAGATTACAGCCCGTACCACCATCACGATGAAGTTTTCCGTTTTGGCACCACATAGTTCTATCTGACAAAATCACCGTTGTGCCTGTAATGAAATTACCGTCGGTTGTTTTATTATTATCGAGAAATAGTTGAACCTTGGATTTTATTGAAACATAGTTTCTTGAACAACGCCCAGGTCCCAAAGGCCATGATTCCGTAGAAAATGACCTCTGTGGCCGAGTAGACTACAGAATTCAGACAGCCATTACTTCCGCTGACTATTAACCCGCAAATCACAAATGCCGCCAACCCCGCCACCAAAAATACCCATTTCATCCAAACTGGCGGCCTGTCTTTGAGAAACCTCAAACGTGCGGCACCGCTGAGATGTACCCCTGTCAGCAGCAGTAGAAGTAGATAACCGTTTTTGAAAGATAACATTTACTATAACAGCATTTTTGACGTCTCGCGCCTCGACAAACAAAACGGCGTCTTAAATAAATAATGGCTGATTTGTGGAACAAAAATAAGTGGGTAATCTCAATGTATGCCGGTCTGGTGTTTTTCATTTTAGCAAGCCCGATATCTTTCAAACTCGTCAATCGACTGGTAGCCAAGATACCAGGGTCGACGGTGTCTCTCGCAAATTTGGCTGGGTGTCCCACTTGGTTGGGTCTTTTTATTCATGCGTTGCTCTTTGTTGTGGTGATGCGAGTGATGATGCTGTTTCAACTGCCCGGCGTCAAAAAGAATCCTTTGTAGTTGTACGACCGGAGGTTTAAGGGTGTGATCGGTTTAAGGGTGTGATCGGTTTAAGGGTTTGATCGGTTTAAGGGTGTGATCGGAAAAAAAGGCGGGAACCAACTCGCTACTCCCCCTCCAACATTAATAAGCACGTCTCCCTCTTCCCCCCAAAACAAGCACCAACGACGAGGAGGAAGATCAAGATGGGGAAGATGAAACTTTATCATGTTATTTTATGGGTCATTTTTTCACCAAATCGGCGAAACTCCGAAGTTTCTTAGGATTTCTTCGGGGCTCGTTTCTTCCTTATGCAGGGTAGGGTCTTTCCTATCCACATGTGGTCGGATGATCTCCTACTGCCCACCAGGAAACATATCTCACAAAAAGTGCACCAATCCTGTACCCATTCCTCAGAGCAGTCAGTCCCAGTGTAGGGTAAGTCGCGCAAGTAATGTATTTCTTGATGTTCCGGCCTATCGCATCTGGATGGAGATTCCACCTCACACAACAACGTTCCGCACCGGTGGCAAATCCGCGACTCCTCGTAGTCTATCTCGGTGAATTGCCGTATGCCACAGAAGATTCCTCTAGCGTTTTTTTGTAATTTCTCAATGAGCGCTTTTTGTCGTTTTAATTTTTCGCGTACTAAATTGTCGACTAGTGTAGTCCCAATCAGAGCGATAATCTCCAACGGTAAGATATCACTTTCGTCTTGGGTGGATTTATCAGCCATCGAGTTCGTCTTAACATGAATCAGATGGCAAGGAAAGAGAAAAGTGATAATGGGATGTTGGGCTAGTTCGGTTGTGGTGTTATAAGCCCCCGGTGCCCAATTCCGTTGTCAAACCAAAGTGATTCCTACGGTCCTACCTGGTCCCAAAGTAAAAAGCAACAACCACACGCGAGTTCCTCTTTATAAATTTGATAATAAATAAGATGCTGAAGGTACAAAACCTCAATGTTATCGACTTGAACGCCCTCGTAACCAGTATGGGGTTTCGTGCTTCAGCCCCACCCCCACAGGAACGAAAGATCGGCGTGGACTATCTCCCCCCGAACAATGCCGTCATCAAACACGACCTCACGCCCAAGAGCGTCGAAGAACACGTAGCGGGTTCATCCGGCGCTCGAAAACCATCCACCGGCTCTTCCTTTGACTGGCGAAAGGTGGACGCCGACGCTATCGGAAAGCCTCGCAATCAGATGGCATGCGGATCGTGCTGGTCGTTGGGGACGATCGACGTGCTGGCCGATCGTTTCGCCATTTTGACCAGGTCACCGCGCGACACCTTGAGCGTAACGTACCTCCTCTCTTGCGATCACGGCGGTCTGGGATGCGACGGTGGTAGTTCCTCGGACGCGGCCGCATTTCTCCAAAAAACAGGCACACCGGACGACAAGTGTATGGACTATTCGTGGTGCGTCAACGACGCGAACTGTGCCCACGGGTTGACGACCGTTGGACTCAACTCAAAACTACCCACCTGTACACAAAAGTGCTCAGCCCCTACCACCTTCGAACTTTTCAAAATCAAGGACGGGAGCGTCCGGTTCTTGTCCTCCACCGACCACATCAAAAGAGAAATCTCGACCTCTGGCCCCGTCGTGGCGTCCTACCGAGTCTGGGGTGACTTTATCGTGGGTACCCTACCAAAGTCCAAGAACCCGGCATCTGACGGCTGGAAAGCGACCGCGGGCATCTATATGCATCACTCTGGTCGGGACATTTACAAATACCCCACGATGACGTCGCAGGGATCGAAGAAGAAGCCATACCAATCGGACATGGGCAATCACGTTGTTGGTGTCGTCGGATGGGGATCCCAATCTGTTTCTGGTTACGGAACGGTACCCTATTGGATCGTCCGGAATTCGTGGGGCGAAAAGTGGAATGGGGATGGATACTTCAAGATCGCCTTCTCAAACCCAAAAACCGGGATCAACATGGACGTGGGACTCGATCGCACGATCGACATCTCTGGTTCCAAGTATGGGGGGATGATAACATTTCTTCCCGACACAAGCCTGATCACTGATCCCTCACCCTCTTCTTCGATCTCTATGTTACCACAGGAGAACCGCCATGCGATGCGTCCAAGAAGATCGTGGTTTTCGACAGAGTGCGGAACGGTTTACTTTGCTGCCGTCTGTGTTTTTCTAGTGGCCATGGTGTTTTTTATTCTATGGCTGCGGTGGACCCGAATGCCGCTTCAAAGGTAAAGAAAAATTCTGGCATTGAAACGAGGAATTTGGTGGAATTTTTTATTTTTGCACAGGGCTTAAACTCAGAGAGACGATCTCCGCCATCAAATTGAACCACTTGCGTCTCCACAATAGGCTCTCAACGATTGCGGCTAGCTCCATCTTGGACCACAGGGACATCGCCTCAAATGTCTCGCAGAGACCCAGACCCGTTGCAGAGCGCTTCTTGAGATCCAACGATCTGAGCTGGAGAAAGATCGTGCGAGCTGGGGTATAAGGCATGCGAGTGATGGTGCGAATTTTCTCATCGATGACCTCCATCCATGCGGTGGTGATATCTGGACGGGTAGATGGTAGAAAAAACATCTGCAAAATGAGATTGTCCTCAAAGTCTGCCAAATTATCGTTGTTGATCTCTGGGGTGCTACGTAGAATGCTCCTCAATTGATAGGCGAGAACATCTTCGAAAGACTGCGAAAAGAGTAAACCGGTCCCCGGAGTGGCTTCACTGTATTGTTCGCATTTCACGGCACTGCTGCCATTTCTGATTTGCTTGGCCAAGTTAATCAAAGGATTTGGATCCACTTTCAGCGGAGTGAAAAGGATGGATGGCAGTTGGGTTAACATCTTATCACCACAACAGGCACTAACCAAGTCCGGATTCACAAAAAATAATACAGAAAGTTTAGGGACAGCAAGTTTAGGAAACAGGATAAAAATACCAAATTTTAGTTGTGAGTTAGCTATGCTTTATCGGCGCTGCTTTTCTTTTCTACTCTGCTATATCTTTGAAAACCAAGGCGGATCTAGTGGGGGTTGGTGGGATGTTTGTGACCCAACCCTCCTGGCGCTTTGCTTACAGGTCCCACATCGACGACACGAGAATGGGCCGTCTCCGTATGAAGTAGAGTGGGTCTCCTTGCCATCCGGCGAGACATGAAATAGAGCACTACAATTACTACAAACAGCGGAACCCCCATCATAGGCAAACGTTCTTGGTTTCTCGGAGCAACCACAAGTTGGACATGACAGAACAGGATCCTCCATGCGAGGCAATTCATCGAATTTCCAGGTAGCAAAACACGTTGGGCAGCTCATAATACAACCTTTGTTTGTCATTCGCACTCCACCAACCTTGCAGGTTTTGCAATTCATTTTCTAACCCGTTTTATATCCCATCTTGGATAACATACGCAATCCAATATGGGATTGAGTCGGGGGTGCAGCCGCAAGTCCAAGTGCAAAATCCCCCCCGAAGATCGGATAGTCTATCACAGATACTGCCCCTCGGCCGCGCCATACCTGTCTGCTGTGGTGGTCGAGAGCTTCGGTGGAAATGTACTTGAGCCGATCGAAAAAGTTGTTCTTGGTCATCCTCAGATCGAAATCGTGGCTTTCCATCATGGTTTGTAACATTTTACTGATCTTATCTTTAGGAAGATTGTACATGTCGTGAAGATCGGACACGACCTGCTGCAACTGCCTACGACTCGTAGAAGGATCGTCACGATCATCCCATCCCCGCAAGAACTGGGATAGATGATGTTGGATCTCGATGTCTCGGCCCATGGCATCTGGTTCGAACATTTTGTTTAGGTGTCGCGCTATCATGTAATAGACAAGTTCTGAATCGGACCTCGCCAATCCATATTTTTGTACAATCCACTGTACGTAAGTTGCGTAGCCATGTCGGAGATAGTCTCTGTACTCGAGTTTGTTATGATTCGCTTTCAAAATTCGCCTTTCTCTGTCATCATTGACCTTGCTTTTCGCAATCAAGTCTTGCTGCAGCCGATCGTGTTGGTCGATCAGAGTACTCAAGTCAGGGGGTGGGCGCTTTTTTGGTGGGCTTTTTCGGGCGCCTATTTCTTCCATGGAACGGGAAGATTGTGTCCGTTTGTGTCTTGTTGTGCGACGTGTTGGTGTGTTTCTGCGTCTTTCTGTAGGACGGGTAGATGGGATCCGTTTTTCTTTTGGCGACAGTTTTGGTATGATGCGACGTGTTGGTGATCTGACCGTTCCAGTGAGGAGACCAATATGATCTGTTTTTGCATCCGACGCCCCCACATGCTCTGGTACATTTTGCCCCACAGAAGCAGCCCCACCAAAAAGTGTATTGATCGTTGTTTTTCGCCGGCGTTTTCGACGCTTCTTTTGGACCGTTTTCGACGCCTGAGGGGTTTGGTCCTGTAGGACATGCAGTGGTGTTGCCGAGTTGAGCGAAATTTGTGAAGGTGTCGGAGCATTGGGGCGCACTTCTGTTTTGGGAACAGCTTGAATTTGTGCTAGCTGGGTTGATACGATCTCTTCGGATAGACTTTCCACATGTTTGTCCACCTGTGGGCCGGAAGCTACGGAAGGCACAGCTACGGTTGGCACAGCTACGGTT